TTTCTTGCCATTATTTCCTAAAATAAACTATATTGGTAAATTATATTGCTGCATACCTTGCAGTTTGTGTTTGAGAAAACCATCTTTATATACCTCTACATCTTTTCCGTTTTGTTGCATATCTGTGGCAAGATTCAATGCATCGTTTAAATTATCTTTCATTATTTTTGTATCTTTAGTTTCAACCGAATATGTACTATGCAAGTTGGGGGTTTGCATGGAATCTCCTATGAGTAGAAACCTGTCCTGCATATGTAATATGCATCTACAATATCAGAAACAGGATTAGTAATTGAAGTTGATCTAGGAGTCAATTCTTCCTTCAAATCAACTTCGGTTTCAGCCAAAAAAGTATTGTACATTAATTCTTTGTTCGCATTACCTTTCCCTGTAGCATGCTTTTTAACTACTGTAGGTGGAATTGTAACATATTTAAACTTCTCCTTTTGGAGTCTGTATTTAAGGACTCCCATATTTTCTGCGATATTAAAAACTCTTCCTGTTGCAGCAAATGCATAATCTTCTATGTAAACACATTCAACTCTTCCATTGTACCATCGAATTACTTCAATTGTCCAATCTGCAAGCGCAATGTATCTTTCTATCTCACTAGAGTATTTAGGATATTCGTATGCATTGAATTCTTTAAACGAATCTTGTGATTTAGTTTGTTTAATATAATGAAATCTACAATCTTGAAATTTTATATTGTTATCAAGTACTTCCGCCACACATATTGCAGGAGAAGTTAAAGAATAGTCTATGCCTGCAACCCATGTCATGCCAGAATACCTCATTCATTCTTCTTCTTCGTAATATGGCTCCATTAGAATTCCACAAAATGCACAATGAAATGCGTGTTCATCCGTAGTAATATCATCTGGATCATATGTCATAGAATAAGTTGCGTTACAGTTACTACACTCAATATCTACTTCGACTTCCATTTCTCTCCAATTAAAGGTCTACAATTTCACAACCACCATCTGCTGAACAAGCAAGTTCCTGCGAACCAGCGGTATAATCTTGTTGTTCGTATTTAGATAATAACGACCAATCCACATCTTGTGGAATGTCTTTCAATAAGTTATTGTACTCTTCTTGCGTACAATCTTGATAAGGTGCTTGTCTATATGTATGATCACTAAAAGGTAGAAATGAAATTCCACTAATTGCATCAAAATTATCCCAAACCCATGAACCAACTCCCATCCATTCACTTTCTTTTACTGAAATGGTTACAGATGGTTTATGTTCACACCAATATTTTTGGTATGTGTTCCACAATTTTAACTGTTCGATAGCAGTCATATCTTTTCTACAAATTGCACCTTTAGGACTTTCCATAGGAAAAGAAAAAACAGTTGTATGTTCTGGTTTAGTTACATCTGGTTCATTAGGAAATCCTGCATCTTTCATCATCTTACAAAGTGGATCTTTATTATCTGCCCTTACTGTCCGAATATAATAGGGATTATGACGAGCATGAATTCCACTTGCAGAATCAACAAGCTGAGAAACAGTCCCACTAGGCTTAACGCAAGTGATAGCTGCACTACGAGAGATACCCAACTTGTCTGACCACTCCTTGTTAGTTTCCACGGCCACTGATCTGAGTTTTTCCAATAATTGTTCCAATCCTTTTTTGTTTCCATTTGTAAATTTATTGTCTAGAATTCCAGTTAAAGAGACTCCCAAGAGTCTTTCTTCAGCACAATTTCTTTCCCACTCTTTGGTGAGGTATTTGAAATTTGTGAGGGTTGATTGAAATGTACCAAGGATTGTTGCAGCCCTAACTTTCTCAATAAGAGATTCGGGAGTGTCATGTCCTCTGACAACGACTTCCGAGAGATTGCAGAATTCTCTACTTCTAAGTATGATTTCAGAGCAAGGGTTTGTGCCAAAATCAGACTTAGGTTCTCTTCTGAGAATGAATTGTCCTTCGCCATCTTTTTCCCTTTCGTTTAATGATGCGACCTGCTTCATTGCAGACTCACCATTATATATTCCACGTTCACCAGATTTGGAATCATAAAGAGACAACCACTCTCTCATAAAAGTTCCACTATCTGGTTTTTCTTTATAGTTGACTGAATTGTTTGCGAGTGCTCTTTGTACATTGACTTTCCACCATTCACCTGACTTGGCGAAACGCATCTCTCTATCATTGAGATCGCTAAGACTAATAAGAGCACTCCGGCGGACACCGCCCACGACCACAATTTCTGCGATTTTGCAAACAATATCATGCGCTTCCACAGGTTTAAGTTTTCTTCCTGCTGCATCTTTAAATATCGATGTTGAAAATTTGAATAAATCATCTAGTGGTTCTGGGCCTGATGCACGACCACCAAATGTCTTGAGAGGTTTTCCTGCTGAACGAACTTTGGATAAATCCCATTTTGGTATTTGTCCTGTCCATAGTAAACTGAGTAATTCTTTAAATGCTTTTGCCCATCCAAGTTTGGAATCTGCAACAACTATTGTTGTGTCAGTTGGATGAAATTCTTCTGCGATTGATGGTAATTGTGAAACATGATTCGATTCCACACTAAATCCTACACCTGTTCCATTCATGAGAACGTATAAGATTTCATCAAAGGATCTTGGAGAATCAATTTTTACATACGAACAATTGTATCCTGCAACATTTTCTTTCCGTAAAGCATCTCCTGCCGTCATTAGACAACGCATAGAGGGCATCACATCAAGACTCATCACTTCGTCTTTAAGTTTTTCTAGTTCTCCATTTTCTAGATTGTAATCGCACATCTCTTTGAGATGTTCTTGGAAAAAATCAAAATAACGATTGACTGTCTCTCCCCAAGTTTCTCTTCGTTTTTTATTGTAATCCCACCGAGCATAACGTGATAAATGAATAAATTGTTGATATTGTGTAGGCAAGGTGATGGGATTGGTTGAGTTCATTTTTTCCTCCATTCGACTAGGTGTGTTTTGGCAAGCAGACTTTTGTAAGTGTTTTTATTTATTATTTCTGATAAGTCAGAAATTCCAGACAAGTACATATCATTCAAATCCTTCTTTTTTATCGTACTTGGCCAGATGCAGATATTCCATCCTTTGTCTATGACCTTTTCCATTCTTGTAATTATCTCCTTATTTCTTGGTTCATTATCAAATACCATAGTTCCTTTTCCATCATTCATTGCATCGTCTATTTCTTTATAGGATTTGAACTTAATATCCGATCCTGCCATCGCAATGCAATTTGGTAGAAAGAAAGAATCAAAAGGCCCTTCAACAACATAAAATTGTTCCTCTAAATTCAGTCTATCAAGACCAAAAATCTTAGAAGAGTCTTCATCCATCTTAATAGTTATATAACGTAACAAGGTGTTAGTAAAAGCTCTACCTTGAAATGTTATGAGATTCTTATTCTCATCATAAAAAGGAATTATTATTCTTTGTTCATTTTCATTAAGATCATAATCTCTCTTTGTCATGGTTTTGACAAAAGTTTTAAAATCCTCTGTATAATATAGGTAACTTAAAAATTGAGGTGGAATTGCACGATTGATCAAATATTTCTTTGCAAAATGTTCATCCTCTAATTCAGAAATTTTAGGTAGATCTATCTTAGTATGAAATTTTGGTTTCTCATAATTGAAAACTGGATTTGGAGTGTTTGAACCTATTCCAGTTACCCCCTCTTTGTATCTATCCAATGCATACTCTTTATACAATTCACCATCGAATTGTTTTAAGAAATTGGAGAAGGTATTACTCTGGCCACAATTATGACATCTAAAGAACAGATCAGTTCTCTTTTGATAAAAGTAACCTCTAGCTTTTGTTTTACTTTTTTTGGAATCTCCGCAAAATGGACAACGAAAATTATACAGTCCATCATTCTTCCTCTTGAACATAGGAAGTCTTAGAGATATAAGATTTACATATTTGGTATCAATGTAAGAAGGCATAATAAATTTTAGATGTGGTTTTATTGTGATACTGTAAGTATATCACATTCATAACAAAAAGTCAATCTCTAATTCACATATTTTGGTACTACATGAGTGAGTAACCATGCAACAAAAGTTGCAGCTCCGATGGTAATCCATCTCCATCGTTCTAGAGATTCTAGTTTATTATAGATTAAATTAATATCGGTATTCATCCTTGTTTCGGTTTTGTCAATCATCGTATTCATCTTGTCTTGAAGATCACCAATACGAGTATGAAGAATTTTCATTTCTTCTCGAAACTCTTTGTCTGTCATCTTATTGACATCTTGTGCAGCCAATAATCTGCCTATATTCTCTGAAAGTGCATTGAGTTTAGTAGAGGTATCAGAAAGCTTAACCATAAGAGCATCAAGTTCTTTGGAACGATACTCATCTTTAATTTTAAGTGTTTGAATCTCTGATTTAAGCTGTAGGATAGATTCTTGTTCTGGCATACATTAACTCCGATGGTTTGACTTCCTCTAAAAACTGTTTTATAAAATGAGCAAATGCCTTTGGAGCAAAAGTGTTAGTATGCACAGTCCACGATTCGCCATTCAATTCTGGCTGATGGTTATCGTTATGAATTTCTACTGAATTGTCTTCGTCATCTGTGGCTTTCCATGTAGATCTGGACTTAATAATCCACTCACCACTCATGACTTGCTCTATTGAATCGTCTGCGTTTAATTGCAGATATTCCTTAAATTTTATCATTCACTTCTTTCCATGTCTAAGATACTGCATACATCCAGTATCGGAATCCATTACTATGATAGGTTTTTTTGGATATTTTCTTGCATATGCACGAATATATTGACCTACTTCATCTTCTCCGACATAATTACTATATCTGGTATATTTTTTCTTTCCTAATCTTGACTTATGATATAAAGAAGGAGTAACAGAGAATACATCTGCTCCTGCAAATCTCTTCATAACCATTCCTTTTGGCGGTTTTCCAAGAGGCATTCCTCTCGTTGCAATTCCACCAGCAACAGAAGTTGCAGTTTCTTCTAATTTAATTTTTTCTAAATTTGTTAGAGTTCTTGAATCAAATTCGGAATCTTCATTGTACACTCTTTCAAATGCATCAAAAAATTGCAATTCTAATTCTTCTTTATCTGCATTTGGATTTTCCGATTCTTCTTTAATCAGAAACAATGCAGCCGCATATGATGCGATTCTAGATTTACCGCCAGGGATCTTTCCCAATAATTTTTTGATATTCCATATTAAAGTATCAGAAAGAGTGTATGCATCTTTTTCTGCTTGAGTTTTAAGATCTCTTCTTCTCTTTAAAATCTTACCATCTTTATCAACAATTCCCAATTCAAATGCTTTTGTCTTTTCAAATGGAGTTACCAGTTTCTTCAAAAACTGATATACAAAAAATATGTTTCCAATTCCTGCAAGGATTCCCATTCTATTCTATCTTCCTTAATTCTTTAACTGTTGACTCATTCAATGGTATAATTTTAGTATCAATATCTTCTCCATTTACCCCTTTGATAGTATTGGGCAAACGATTTAAAAAAATTAAAAATGGTTTGAGGATTGAGTAGAACTTCTTTTCCACTCTGAAGAACAACATACGAGTTGCGGCTTCATTCTCAAACACATTGTAAATGACAATCAAGTGGTTCAGTATGAGATTAACCCTCAACTCTCCTGTTTCAAGAAACCGATTGAATAATCTCTTGACATATTTTATTTTATTCAAATCATCATTAAATTCTTCTATTGAAGTACATTGTGGATTATCGTAGTACTTCGTAGCAAACATAATGTAATTTGTTTCATTCAAATCATCAAATAGGTTCATTTAGTTTTTTATGATATATTCGCCGTCGTTTTAATTACTATAGTGTTTCCCATACTACTATGTGCAGTACATCTATATCTATAATTCGTGCTATTTGCACCAAAATGTGGAACTTTCCAAATTAAAAATCCTTCATATTTACCATTGGCACTCGTTCCTGTACTTACTGTTCCATTTGGTGAAACGTGAACCAATCCCCGAGCTCCAGTACTATTAGTCAAAGCAGTACCATCAGTTGTTTGTATTTGGAACGGATGACTACTAGAAGCAAAAGCAAGATTGAAAACATAAGTATGATCTTCCATCAAAGCTAATGCAGGATCAGTTGTATCTGATCCATCATCCTCATAATACTGAAAAGTATAATTTGAACCATCTGCACCAGAAATAGTAAAAATATGTGCCCCCATGAAAAGAGACAATCCAGCAGTAAAGTTTAAAGTTGTTCCAAATAAGTTTATGTCTTTATTATCGAAACTATCTGTTCCATCGTGCAATAATACTTGACCAGCATTTGCACTTGTAATTCCTGTATCGGAAAGTCCTGCAAGAGTTCCACCAGCATTTGAATCAACATATGCCTTTACAGATTGTTGACTTGGTGGGCGTGTCGCAGAATCCGTAGAAAAATTATCTTCATCAATCAAACTCAATGCGTTAGAATCAACATAAGCTTTGATAGATTGTTGAGATGCAACAGCAGTTGCACTATCAGATGCCATATTGTCTTCATCTAAAAATCCAGTACCACTTAATGTACCATTTAATACTGGACTTGTAAGTGTTTTATTTGATAGTGCAATAGTTGAAGTTGCAGTTACGGCAATATCACTTGTAAGTGCTAAAGTTCCAGCAGATGCAGGTAATGTTACTGTTATATCTGCTGTAGATGCAGGGCCAATGAGTGTTACTGCATTTGTTCCATTGTCCGTATCTTCTTTGAACAGAATCGAACCAGCTGCAGTTCCAGAACCAGTAAGTATGGGTGCAGTTAAAGATTTATTTGTAAGAGTCTGTGAACCTGTTAAAGTTGTAACTGTAGAATCAATGTTGAGTGTAACTGTATCGGTTGCACCTGCTACAGATGCAAGCCCTGTTCCACCAGCAATTGTAAGTGTATTTCCGTTTGTAATTGACTGTGTAGAACCCGAATCACCAGCTGCAGAAAAAGAGGACATTCCAGAACCAGTTGCAAGAACATCAGTAGTTCCAAAGTAAAGTGATGTACTGTTTGCGTAAAGTTTATTTGTAGTTGTGCCTGGTGCAGTTGAGTGAAGTGTTAAAGTAAAACCCTCATCAATCGTAGTGATTGTTTTATTCGTAAGTGATTGAGTATCAGTAGTTCCTACTACATCACCAGAAGGTGCCGCAACTGTTGCAATAGTTCCTAATCCAAGTGTGGTTCTTTGTGCAGCTGCATTTGCATCATCAAGTAGTGCTTTACCAGCAGCAGTCAAATCATATGTTGCCGCAGCTCCCGAACCAGTAAATTGAATACCTTTGTCTGCGGCAGAAGTCAATCCTGCAAGTGCAGAAAGGTCTGCATCCGCTGCTTGTTTTGCATCTAACTGAGTTTGTATATTACTGGATACAGTATCCAAATACCCTAACT